CGTAAAAGTTTACAAACTTGTTCGCTTGCAATTCACAAACATTTGACGCCCTATGCATTTCTGGCTCTGTTAAGTTAGGGAATAAAGAATGTAATTTTAAAAACATTTCTCTTGCTACCTCCTCCAATGTAGGCTCTTTAAACCTTTTCTTTTTTTGTAGGTTGTCAAGCTTTTCATTTAGTGCCTCATTAACAAATAAATTATAGTCTTTAATGAGACCTAGATCTAGAAGGGTTTTTATTTTATCGTGTGTTTGTTTATTTATCATAGTTTTACTTTTTGATTTTTAGTTTCATAGTTATTAATCTTCTACGTTTTCAAAAATATAGTTTTCTAAATCTCCTATTTGATTTTTGGTAAGGTCAAGTTTTATCAAATCTCCATTGACTGCTATAAGATATGCTTCGCTTATTTCTATTTCAGGCTCACTATATTCAGCAGGTTGCAAATAAGTAGATGGAGCAACTAAGTAAGACTCTTTCCAGTAATATTCTACTTCAACTACTAAATCTTCTAACCAAGGTATAGAATCTATATCCTGATCAAATATGTATTCTTTTAATTTCATAGTGTTTGTTTTTATGTTTGATTTCAACAAATTTAATCCTATTATTTAATTATGCAATAAAAAAAGATATTTATTTTAGATAGTTGTGACATTTTGTATCGCTTTCAGATATACCAACATTATATTTCTTTAATAATTCTACCTCTGAATCAATTTCATTTGTTTTCATTTTGCTAATTTTTAGATTAATCATACCTCTTCCTATACCTACAAGGTAGTAAAGCAGCTATTAAAGAAAGAAGATAGTAAATAAACTAAATCCTTTTGTTACCTTTGTAAAACATTCCTAGAGTTACAAAGTCCTGCTTGTTTTCCAACCTTGTAAAATTTGGGCTTTTTTTTAAGTCATCGCCCTGAGTATTCGCACTTTTCTCTATTACCTACCCATTGAGCCCTCACAATCCAATCTCAACTTCTTCTTAATAGCATCTACTAATCTGTTGTTCTCACTTTGTAGGACCAGTTACTACTGGTTTTCGATTAGCAACGTTGTTTAAATACTATACCGATTTTTTAGTCTCAGACTTTTTTGACTAGGTTTTAAATCGCTGCTCGCTGTAAACCTTATTTTAATTTCTTTGCTTCTAAATCTTAGGCACAAAAAAAACCTATTCAGGCTTGGAGTCAGAGTCCGCACCCGAATAGGCTTTGTAATATTTTTATTAGCTCTCTGACAGCTATTTTAATTAAAGGTAAAAGTGCGCATCATAACCACTTTCTTATCTTCCCCTCAATCAGAATCAAAGATACCAATTAATTTTTATACTGCAAAATATTTTTTTATATATGGAATGAAAAGTACAACCCTGTTTTAAATTTAAACTAAACAGCATAAAAAACCTCCGATAATCAGTCGGAGGTAATCTAAATCAAACTACACTATGAAAAACATAGTAAATATAGTAAAATTATTTATCTTCTATAGTATAAAGGCAATTCTAAATCTAATATTCCTAGTTTATTATCCGCTCTTTGATTGTAACCTCCCCACATACAACTATTAACCGCTTCGTTAATCTGTCCTATGTAATACTCTAGGCTATCAGCTACCATTTCTTGATCGTCTTTTGTGAACCGGTAAAGAGTAGCATTATAAGGGCTGTTTTTTTCTACAACTAGCCAAAAATAGTTTTTAACCTCGTCCAGTAATCCGATTTCTAGTACTCCTTTAATCTGCAAAGATGCCTGTAATGGATAGTCCAAATTAACGCAAGACTTTGAAAACTTTTCGGGGCTTCCATCGTCAGCCGTTTTAATATCAATTATAGTTTTGCTTTTATGGTGTATTAAATCGGGCCTGGTCTTTAGTTTTAGTCCTGTATTAGCGCAATTCCATAATATACTTTTCTGTCTATCGCTTTCTTTTACTAAACTTCTGATTAAGTCATCGCTGTAGCAACTTTTAAGCATCTCTAAGCAATCATCGTGAATGGGTTGTGTGATTATGTACTTACTTTCGTTATCACCGTAAAACTTATCTTTTAACTCCCTGTAAACTTTTGATCTACTAGGCTCTGATAGTTTCGGATTGTCTTTTAATGCTTCGTTTCTCCAATCCTCCTCATTCGTAATTGCTATTCTATTTTCAATGTTTTCTTTATCTGTAAGCATTACTTCAAAAGCGTTACCAGTATCATAGTGCTGTTTTCGCCCTTCGTCCTTCCAGTTCTCATCATGAGACTTGAGCGTGTTTAATGACTTCTTAGCTAGTTTGATTCGAGTACTGTTGTAATAGTCTCTTAATGCGTGATAATCGTTTATTTCGATATTATCGTATATTCCTGTTTTCATAATTTATAAGGTTTTACAGTGTAATCTGATACTTTTTTATTTGCTTTTTTAGCCATTTGTTTAACTTCATTCTTCAAGTCAGTTCCTGTCGATGAGGTTATTACTAATGATTGATCAAAGTTATTTGTGATTTCGTAGTTTAATTTTAATTTTTTCATTCTATTATATTTTAGTTTTTAAATTCGTACTAATCTTATTACTATACGTTAGTTTAAAATAATCTTGCTTTAAATACTTCTAGTCTATTTGTACCCTCATCGAAATAAAGAACTCGCCCCTGTGGTATATAATTATAAACAGCGTGAAAAAACTTTTTAGCTTTCAAATCATCTCCATCCGCATACTTTGCTAGTAATTCTTTAGGCTTTCCAGTTATTATTTGACCCTCACTGCCGTCTTTATTTTTTGAGTATATCTCAATATAGGAGCAAGATAACAAATGCATTGCCGTGTCTCCATCTATTGTCGTGTTGCTAAACTTTTTAATCATCTGTTAACTGCTTTTCAAGTTCAGAAGTAACATTATACTTAGCTTTCACTTTGTTAATATCTCCGCCATTAGCAATGAACTTTTTAGCCTCTTTTATTTGTGTGTCATTCATTTTCATGCCGTGAGTGTTTGTACTATCCGCATCTTTAGTATCGTCAATTAAAAACAATCCATTCAAGGCGTACTTTCTAGCATAACTTGATGAACTCCCAAAGCTTTGAGAAATATCCATTCCTTTGCGATTTGGGTCAATTCCTGCCTGTGCTTTTACGACTACTGTTTCTTCACCTACTGTAATCCTTGCCGTAGCTTCTACAAATAGAATACTGTTTAACTCTTTGATCTCATCCGAAACAGTCAATAAAGCATTATGATTATTTAGTAATGGCTTGACGGCTTCTAGAATATCTTCACATGATCTGTATTTGTACTTGCCAAATGCATTGTTTTGATTCTTTGGTGCTTTTAATTCTGCTTGTATTTTGATTAATTCTTTCATAATATTTTGATTTGATTTCAACAAATGTAATACTATTATTTAATATAGCAAAAATAATGATCTTTTATTTTACTCTATAATGAAAGTTTTTAAAATAGTTTGGTGAGGTTGGCTTTAATAAATCGGTACACTAAATATAATACCCCCAACAAAAAGCCAAATATTACTATTTTCCAGGGTCTAAACCAATTTAAAAACGTGTCAAAAGGATTGATATAGATTTTTTTCTTTGTTGCTAGTGTCTGGCTGTCAATAGATAGATAGCCATTTTTTAATGATACTTTTATCTTGCTGCCATCTTGAAATATAAAGGTGCTATCTAGTAGAATTTCTTTTTCTAGTTCTAGTAAAATAGAATCTATCTTGTAATTAAGTAGCTCGGTTCTATTTTTATAAAAGTTTCGTTCGCTTGAAATAGTGGCGTTTAAAGGACTTTCTTTTATTAATAGGTTAGTAATACCCTTAACGTATTTAGTTCTTACAGTGTCATTAAAACGTACTTGTATAGGTTGTATATTGTTATTAATACTGTAAGTGTCTTTAGTAGGCTCATATCCTTTAAATATTGCTTTCTTATAGTGCTTTTCTGACTGTCTTAAATGATAGTTTTTACTGCATCCAGATAAGGCCAAACCAAGAATTACTATAATAATAATTACTCTCATTTCTTTTTATTTATGTACTCTAATAATCCACGACCACCCAAGGCACTAATTAAAATTAAATCCATTGAGTACCATAAATGACTACTAACTTCAAAGTCTAGAAACAAGTTGGCAAGCATAACAATAATAAAAACAAGCACCCACAAAGCCACGATTAATTCTGGTGCATCCCATTCCTTATTCTGACCCTTTAAGCCTTTAATAATATCCTTACCATACAAACTGCCTAAAAAGAAAAACAATACTACATGAGCTATGTAAATGATTATCGCTATCATGCTAACGTTATAAAGCCCTTCAAACATAAACCGTTCTTATCGTAGAAATTATAATCCCTAGCTTTTTCTGCGACCTCAATACCTTCTCGCCCTCCCTGGCTATTAGTGTTTCCTTCAATACTCATAAAGCCCGAGCTGCTAACCATTGAAACTATGCCGGCATGTCCTTTAGTCCATATACCAGTTTTATCTGGTTCTCCATTTATCCGCTTTTCCCATATTACTACATCGCCAACTTTCGGTTCCTTTGTAACTTTAAAAAATCCGCTTTTATCGTTCTTGAAATTCTCATAGGTCCTGACCGCATTAGCAGCAAAGCAATCTGATATTATAAACATTAAAAACGCCTTTTTTTTATAAGGTTCTTTTAACCAGCATAATTTGCAAAATAATGCGCACCATGCATATCCATTTTCAAATCCCATTAACCTCATATAATGATCAAAAGTAGGGTCTTTAAAACCTTTGTTTCCTTTGTACTCTTTTTGCCCTACATACTTTTTAGCTGTCGATATACTTGCTTCTAATAAGTTCATCTTTTCGACTGTTTGTCAATCATGTTTTGTATTTTTTCGTCAAATGTTTTGTAAAAATCTGTAATACCTTCAGCGTGATTATCAACTCTATGCTCTAGCTTTTGTAAGCGTATTGTTCGTTCTTTCAATGTATTATTAAGCATTTCGAACTCTTTTTTGTTGCTTTCCCGTACTACCGAAACGGTAGTGTTTAATTCAATTACGGTACTATTTAATGACCCTAGCAATTTATGAAGGTCTTTTAAAAAAAAGGTAACTACTGATATTAAAATAGTAAAAATAGCTCCTAATAAATATATTAAGTTGATTGCGTCTACATTTAAACTTGTAATCATGAAATCTTTTTTATTAATTTATAAAGGTAAAATACTAACGCTAAAGGTACACAAAATATAAGTAAAATAATTACCATGAAAAACGCCCCTATCTCGCTGCCTCTTCCAATTGTGAAATCTTCGTATCGGTCATTTAAATAAGCTTTACGGCAATGTCCTTTCCCGTCAAGTGGATCAAACGTAAAGTCAACAATCTTCTCAACAATCCTATAAAATGTAGAATTATAAAAATAGTTGTATTCTCCAATCCTAGCACTAATACTAACGTCAGGATTGCCACCTATTACAGTGTTTCCTAACTGGCTTAATGCATTTAATAATCTTCCTATGTAAAAGTCTTTGTAATTCATTCTATACTTAAATTATTATCTCTCATTTTTAAAATATTCCATTTGATTAATTCGTAAACATTACCAGCTATTTTATCAATACCATTAATTAACCCTATGTTTTGCCACATGGTACGTTCGGAAATGTAATCTACTCCCTCTGTCAAATTAGGTAGTAATTCACCTGTTTGTTGGTCAGTAATCTCAATAGGTTCGCCTGTCATAGTAACATATCTACCTCTAGTACTTCTACTAAATTTAAAGTCTTGATACATTGCTCTAAGTCTGCTCTTTTCAGTATTAGGAACTTCTAAGGCACTAATATGCTCTAGTGTAGGCTCACCAATAACACCATTATCATTTTCATAGTAATGACATTTTATTTCTTGTAGCATTTCCAAATCTTCATCAATGACTACTTTACTATGTTTAGCAACTACAAACTTTCCACTTGTAGCATCTAATATCTCTGGTAATTTTAATTCTTTCATGTGTTTATATTTATAAATTCCATTTTGATGTTAGGTAATCTTTAATTAATGTTTTTTCGGCTGCCGTTAATACTCTATTATACACTATTGTTTCAGCTAGTAAACCTTGAAAAGGTCCTAATCTTAATAGATTACTGCTATCTGCTGCTGAACTTGATCCTGAAGCAGGAACAGTATTACTAAATAGTTGTGTATTATTTAACTCTATTTGTAGATTAGCATTTTCAGCTTTATCAAAATATAAATTATTTTGTGTTGTTAACCATTGATTACTACCGCTTATGTATAATAAAACAAAACTACCTGAACCTCTACCAATCGTAACTCTTAGTTGCTTAACTGCTGATGCTAAATTCCTTGATTCGTCATATATATTTAGTCCAATTTGTGCTGATGCATTTGCAGAACTATTTAATGTGGAGTTTACAACATTAGTTCCCTCTGGTTTTGCAACTTGAAATATCGTCCTATCTTGTGTATCTGGTTGATGAAGAAATCTATAATCTGATTTACTACTACTACTAGCCCCAAAAAGGAAAGCAGAGTCTATTGATTTGCAATAATTAACACTTCCAATATTTATACTTTCATTCGCTCCATTAAAGCTAATCATTTGCATATTAGGTATCGTTCCTTTTGAATTAATTACTTGAATAACGTTAGGAGTTGGACTTTGTACAATTGTTTGAGTGCTTAAGTCATCAAAATCATACCATATACTAGAATCTTGTAACAATTTATTTAAATTACTTTCTTCTCTTATAGTCGCTGCGAATCTTCTCATTACCAAGTGTTATTTTGTGATACTGTTACATCTACTCTCCAAGTACTGCCACTAATAAAAATAGGCGTTAAGTATATTTGATTGTCTACACTTACCACATAATCACCGGACAACTTATTTGCACTAGCTGGCATAGTTGGTTTAGTTCCTGAATTGTGTTTAAGTACTTGTGTAGTGCCTGAAATAGCATTAGTGAAATCAAAGGTAATATTTCCTGTTTCTGCTGTCACGTCTCCATAGCTAGCAGGTCTATCGAACGCTATTACTGTGCCTGTTCTTTGTACTAGTCCTATTAAATCTGATCTACTTATTTGTAGTGTTATATCTGCCATTATATTATCTCTATAATTAAATTAATATCTTCACTCGCTCCACTTGCAACTAAAACAGTATCTAATATATTACCGTCTGAATCTTTTACTATTGAACTCGCATCTGGAGCAATAATATCAGCACTATCACCCAAAGCAATTACTGTAGTACTTAGTAAAGTAGGAACAGTATTTTTTAATAGTGCCGTAGCATTACCGCCACCAACAACATTTTTAACACCAACATTTTTAAAAGATGCTGATTGAACAATTATTTTGCTCGGTAGGATTGCGCTTTGGCTTATTTTAATACAACTCATATTAGTTCAAATCCTTCTGTTTCAACAATTTGAGTAGCTTCATCATCTGAAAAACTTAAATCTGTTAAAGTTATATTAATTCTAACATTTATTTTCCCTTTTCCTAGTCTTATTGTGTCAGAATCTTGCAACTCAATTACATATTCATTAGGTATATCACCCTCAACTATTCCTCCTCCTGCCTTTGTTCTCTCGATCTTGACGTTATTAGGATTAGTCAAAGTAATGACTGCCTCTAAAACATCACTATAATTAATAGCGTTTTCAGATGTATCTGTTATGATTACGCTATACATCACATCTTCACCGCTGTATCGTATCTTTTTCATTTGTATCTATTTTTACGTGCATAATCATAATCAAACAATTTGAAATTGCATCGAAACTTATTAAAGCCTAAATCTAATTGCTCATAGTCTATTTCTGCATTACTATTATATCGCTTTCCATTAACATAAATTTCATCATGAGTCACGAAGCTTTCTAAGCCTTCACACGCTAGGTCATCTAAAAATTCAGCCGTTACTGGTAGTGATAGTCTATTAGCTAAACTAATGTATCTTTTTTCGCCTGTAGCTATCTGGTTTTCCTCCTCGACTTCTGGCTCATACTCTCTTGCCTCACCTCTATACAAGTCAATTCTAACCCTATTATAGTATTCAGGTAATTCAGTGTATTTGAAGCCATCTACATCATCACTGTTTCTATATTTTAGTAATGCTGTTTGATTTAATCGAGCATTTGAGTTGACGTAAATCTGATTACTAATACAGTATATTACATTCGTACTACTATTGTAAATTACTAATTGATATATTCCGTTCTCAATTGTTTGAGGTTTAAATTCAGCGTAGAAATTATTCGATAATCCTATATTACTAAGCACATTACAATCGAATGATTCGCTTATAGTACCTTTACCATCTTTTAAAAAGCCTACTTTTAATGTATTTGTAAGTATTTTACTGAATTGTAAATCTTTATTAAAGTTAGTAAAAAATGAATATGTTTCGCCCTGTATCATTATAGGCATGTAAGGGTAACAACTGTAATCTTCTAAAGGTCTTTGTAATCCTATAGGAGTGTCAAAATCAACATTATTGCAATTTGGGCAATCTCTTAAAGGAAGATCTAAAGGTAACGTTAAGTTATTACTTAACTTCCACCTTATAAAGTTATAATTATTTACTGGCTCAGTATCTAAACATGGAAGCTCTGAAAGCAATAAAGTAATGCTTTTGAAATCATCAATACCTCCATGCAAAACATCAATTTCATCCGTGAAAAGACATTCAAAGGTTGCAGATACAGTAACTGTGCTCTGTTCCTCAACAAAAAATCCTACTGTACCAGTTTCATCTGTTAAAGCTGTTTCAGTTTCCTGCTGAATCTTAAAGTCCACTTTAGCAGCATTTGCTGGATTCCCTAAAGAATCAACAACTTTAATAATTAAGTTTTCAGTAAGCTCCAAGGTGATGCCCTGAAATTGACTTAGTGACTCGTCAAATTCTAATGATATACCTAAAAAATTATCTACTAAAGCCATAATTAAGCAGGGTTATAGTTTTGCCTAAGCGTTATTCTTAGCTGTATTTCTTTCATGGGTTGTGTAAGTGTGTCATCCCAGTTAAATCCAGTTTCTCCATTTGATTTTCCGTTTGTATCTAACAAAATTCTTTCATTTAAAAGAAATGCTTTCCATAATTTTGAATTAATATCTTCTCCTAATACTGCATATCTAGCTTCAACATCAAGATTATTAGGGTTTGATAATGTATTATCAGAATCAGGTACATTGTCCAAAAAATTTACTAAACCCTTAAGTGTTAGTCTAGGGCTATTAACTGTGAGACCAAAATCAATAATGTCTGTAGTTATTGAACCAGTAGTATTTGATCCTTGTATTTGAAAAACGTTACCATTAAAAACAATATTTACTAAGTTTCCGTTTTGTATAGAATCTGAAAATCTTGTTTGAGGCAAACCCCTTCTAACTCCTCCAATATTAGCCCCATTTAACCCCGTACCTAAAAGCTGACTTGCTCCGCTAACCGTAAAATCAAAACTATTTATTTCGTCTTCTAACCTGTTAAGTAAACCTCCAGGTTTACTAAGTAAACCTCCAGAACCTTCGTATGAATTATTGAAAATTGTAGGGACAGAGGTTCTTAACAAAGCCAATGATTCATATGTTACACCTTGATATATGAATGTACAATTATCAAAATAACAATGACTGAAATTATCAAGGCTAATGTTAGGATTAGTATCATTATATATTTCTATACTACAGTCTTTAAAATAAGAGTTTTTTACAGGAACTCTTGTTTTTAGATTACAGGTTATAAAAATACAGCTTAATATTCCATGTTTTGGATCAAATCTATTTAAATCTATATTATTGCAATTTACGAAGCGGCAATTTTGCAGTAAAGTTCTAGAATCAAAATCGCTGTATGTGTCGGCAATTACATTTCCGCCAAATATAATAACGTCTTTTAATCCTAAAGGAGCTGGTAATTGTTTATCTATGGGAGTTACAAAATTTATGAATGCTACGCCCTCAAATAGTAGTTCTCCATTAAATGATTCGAAACCAATATTTAAACCTTCTCCATCTAAAATCACTAAACCATCAGCTATTAATTTGTTGTGTCTACTGTCTATAGTTTCGTCAATCACATAAATACCTGATCCCACAACTATTTCGTCAAATGGGACGGCTGTATCTATAGCATCTTTAATGTTTAGTTTAGGTAAGTCCGGGTCTGTTCCTGCATTACCATTAGATCCACTTTTAGAGACATAGAATTGCCCTGTATATTTAAAATTTGCCATTTTATATCTATTTAATACCTATTTAATTGTCATATTTTTTATATCCCCATCCCTCTACAGTTGATGAGTAAGGTTTGTAAATATGTTGATTAACGTATATCTTAGTAAATCCTCCATCTTCATTCAATACACTAATATATCCGTAATTATTATCATCTATGCTTTGACCGTTTAAAGCGTTCCTAAGGTACTCATTTTCTGTGAAACTTAATTCTGCTTCGTATTCTATTCTTAAAGGTATGAAATATCTTGCAAAGTTTCCGAAATCGCTTAATGCTATATCTTCATTCTCACTTAATAATATTCTGTTAAGGTCTCCGCCTAAACAAGTTTCGCCATCTCTGAATTGTGTTTGCAGTGTTTTGTTATGATCTAAGAAGGTGTTTTGTATTACTTCTGTAGATTCTTTATAATTCAATCCGCTATTAAGCCATTTAGCATGCTTTAAAAGAAGTCGTTTCATGCTCATTCTTAGATTATAAGTAGTACTAGGACTGATTAAGTTGTTTACAGTGCTAAAATTTTGATCTGATTCAGGACGTTTAAAACTAAACCCTCCTCCAAATATAAACTCTGTATTCCCTGCTTGCTGTGTTGTAGTTTCATTTACCGTTATAATAGTTTTGCTATTTGTTTCATTGAAAACAACTGAATCTACTGTATACTCTGTTAAATTACCAGCGTCAGGGCCTGTAATAGGCCTCCAACTAATTAACATTAAATCTACTAATTCAGGAATAATAATTGGTAAGGTTACTATACTATCGTTTCCAATAAAAGCATTACTTTGATAATTTAATCTATTAGGTTTTGATCCTCCTATTAATCCCGTAATTTCTACCCAATCAACTATAAATATATTATTATCATACCTCCATGAGTCGCTAGGTGTTTCTTCAAATTGCTGTCTTCTAGTATATTCTATTGAGTAGGCATCTGCGATAAATTCACAAAACAATTCAAGCTTTAAAAATTTAGTTTTGATAGGTGTTAGGTATTCCGCTTTAGTAGTAAATGCATCTAAAGTATTCAACTCCTCTTCTATGTATTCATTAAATTGCAGTACTATTTGATTAATAATAAGTTCATCCGCTATCATTTCCTCATATCGAATTACCTTACTATCTATTTTAAGTATTTCAGCATCTTTATAAAAATAGTTGCTTTCTTCCATTCTTATTTTTACCTCACCATTATCTAGCTCGTAACCCCATCCTATGTCATCTATTAATGTTAGCGCATCTATTAAATCCTCCATTGTAGCCTCTGGAGGTCTTAAATCTGTTTCAAAGTTTCTTAATTGATACCCATTTGTAAGCCATCGCTTAGCCCCGCATCCAGTAGAATAAAAGTCCGATAATAGTATATCCGTTTGACCGCTAATAATTTCTAGCATCCTATTGTTAAAATCAAATATGTCTATTGAATTTACTAATGTTGTTGCTGGAGCTGTTTCTGCCGTTACTTTTAAAAATGGAATGTAATCCCCATTTACAGAACCATTACCTATAAATGCGAACTCTCTTCTTCTAGGTTGTGAACTTATATCGTTACTTTCTGGATCATTTTGGTATCTGTAAAATAAATATAGGTTATCATCTTTCTGTAAATTAATAACAGTGTCAATGTCATATATTTTATCAACCACTCTTCCGTTAGAACTAAGGCTTCCATAATTAGTGTAAAATACATTCCCAGTTGCTACCGTTCCTCTTTCTGACTGTAATACATTTATTGTTCCTGCTTCCCCTATCTTATAACAAAAATCTAGGACCACATCTGTACCATCCGAATTATTATTGTAAAAGTCTACTGACAATGATGGGCTGTTTTTATATTGTATTCTATATTTACCGTCATCTGGAGCATTAAAATGAAAGAATCCATCCATATCACCCTCATCCTCAAAGATGCCTAATGATTCAAAAGTAGAAGCCCCTATTTCATTTGTGACTAAAGTATAAGGAATAGCAACAAAAAAAGCTTCATTCTCCCTATACTCTCTTGCTCCATCAAAATATCTAAAATTAGTTGTGTTACCTGTAAATTCGCTACCCTTTTCTATTACTTTACCATGCCAATAATGTTCATCCATTTGTAAAGGCGTAATACTATTACCGTCTAAATCTTTATTGTCTAACAGGTTTATTACTGATTCGTAACGGCTTTTAATTTTATAACTTAATGCTTGATTAATTACATTTACTTCTATTCGAGGTTGTCCGTTTTCCCATTTCCTTGAATAAGTATTGAAATCCAAAAAATAAGTAATGTTTGCTTTTTCCGTGTTTGTTCTTGTATCGGTAGCAATGAATTGATATTTAACTTGTGCATCGTTACCTTTCAAATCATAAATATCTTGCAACAACTGATAACCAGAGGCTTTAATAAATACGATAGGTGTTTCAGGGTCTCCGTATGAGAAATTAAAACCATGCCTAGGTATATCTTCTTGATTAGTAATCCTCTCTAAAACTAAATTTGTCGATTCATAATCTTTCGGTTCTTCAACCTCTATAAAGTCACCTGCATTATCTAATACAACCCCGTCAAGATCAATTAACCTAAATTCTATTTTTGTATATCTATCGAAAAAAGCCATTAATATCTATTCATTGATTTAACTTTATTAATCGTTGCATTACGTTTTCTAATATTAGAGCCGATTAATTTACCATCTAGGTATGAGTTATACGATTTCACGCTGTTTAAGCTCTTATTCATCTTTCGTAACTCATTATACATTTTACTATCTAAAGTATTAGTCGGTTGTCTATCTGATACCGATAAGCTAGTAACAGCGCCTTTCGCTAATAGTTGTTGCGTTTCTTTTGCTGTATGAACTTTTGTGCCTTGTTCTAAGTAAGTTAGTGCCGAGCCTTTGCTTTCTACCATAGAATATTTACCGTCTTTTTCAAGTAATTCGCCACCTTTTTCATTGACTACCGCTAATCCTTCTGGACTTGATTCAGTACCTTTCCAGAATTGCGGAATAGGAGGTAATGCTAATAATTGAGCTGCACCTGTCGCTGCTGCAATTGCAATAAATGGAGGCGCAAAAATACCAGTTTGTCCTAAAATATTAGCAATTGCCAAAGCTGTATTTGTCAAAATACCGAAAACCGCTTGTCTCCTCTCGTTTTTTGCTTGTTCTTGTCTTAGTTTCTTTTCCTTTTTGGCTGCATTTTCTTGAATTAATTGCCTTCCCTCTTCTGTTAGTTGATCGTTTTGTAGTTTGGCATCCGTGGAGGCTCTTAATAAATCTAACTCAGCATTTATATTATTTGCTTGCGCTTGAAATATACTATTACCTATATCTATTGCAGCAAATGCGGCAGCCTCTTTTAATTTTCTTTTTTCTTCTTCCGCTTTATTAAAGTTATCCACATCTTGTTGATATAAACTAGCTCTTATATCTATATCATTTTCTAACTTATCTCTAGTGTTTTGTAGAAATTCATCTGCATTGAAATCTGTTTCAAAAGGATTAACAGATTCTACCTTTTGTAATTGCTCTATGTTAGCTTGGTAATCTTTAAATAGTGCGGTTCTTTTATTTAAGGATTCTTGAAAAATAGCATTTCTTCGTTCCTCAAATTCTCCTGCGCTATCTAATAATAGTTGTTCCTCTAAATCAACTAACTTTAATTTTAATTCTAACTCTTTTCTTGAATTTTTTTCTACTAATAATAATTGACCAGCAATTCTTGCTTTAACTATTCTTAATTCCTCTTCATTGAATTCTCTAGTCAAAGCTAAATCATTTACTAATTGCTCACTTTCAAAACCTCTAGACTCTTCTTTAATATCAGCTATTTCAAAATTTAGCTGGGCAATTCTTTGTAAGAGTTCTGGTTCTTGTCCTAAAATATCTATTAAATTTTGTACTTCTTTTTTTTCATCATTTAAAAAAGTAAGCCTTTCATCTTGTCTTTGCTTAATTACTTCAGCTAATTTTTGATTAGCTGCATATCTTTCTGTAATACTATTTCTTTCTTCATCTCTTATTTGTCTTTGTAATTCAGCTTCGTCTAGTAATGATTTTAGTCTCGTTTGGCTTCTAGTTTCTCTTAAATCTATCTCTCGTAAATTCTCCCTTATTTTATTTACTTCATCGGCTATTGCCTGACTAACATCTCCTAACCCGGGTACTAATGTATTTAGAAATTCCTTTAAAAAACTTTTAGTAAACCTATCTACTATACCAGCCGATTCTGTAGCTCCAAACGCATTCGCAACACTATTTCCTAATAGCTTAAATGATGTATCTAATCTGTCACTTGCTCTTTGTAAATCTCTAGTTCCTCTTGTAGTGCTTAAATACGCTGCTCCTAATGCTGTAACTGCTCCAACTACTGCCGTGACTGGATTAACTAATGATGCTAATTTACCTGTAATACCTCCTATGCTAACACCAAAAACTTCTGTTTCTTTTAGTGCTTCGCTCATTTTGTTCTTGTAGTTACCTACTTCTCTATTGAATTCACCTGCGCTTGCATCTACTTCTTTTAATCTAGTATCTAATATTGATACTCTTCGTGCTAGTTGTTGTGTTGCCTTTGCGTCTTTTCCTTTTAGTAAAACGGAATCTTTATATTCTTTTCTAAGGTTTTTTAATCTAGTTGATTGCGCATCGTAGCTACGAGATAATTGACCTTCTGTTTTTATAGCATCTCTAGTTTGTGATTGTACTTTCTTTAATTCAGCACTTTTCCGCACATACTCTTTATTGCTTTTCTGTTGTGCTACTACTAATCTTTTTTCTACCTTTTCCAATTCGGTCTGATTAGTAGATAGTTTTTTCGTAGACTTACTTAGCTCCTTAACTCCTTTTGCCCCTGCAAATTCTTTGTTTAATACTTTACCGTTTTCAATTACGGCTAGTAATGATTTTGCTAACTTATCAAAGTTACCAGCTAATAATAAAGGAACTTCTAATCCTTCCTTACTTATTAAATCATCCTTATTTAACTCAGCCATTATTCAATTCTTTTAAAATTTGATCACAATATAAGTATAAATGCTTTTCTGTTTCGGTCTTACAATCTTTACAATCTACCATAAAATGAACTACCATTATATAGACTTCTGTAGTTCTTAGGTATTTCAAGTGCCTGTTTACACTATCCATTAAAAATCTGCATGCGCTTTTATATGGCATTTTTTCTACCTCTTGTAATGTTATCATTTGCTTTGTGTCTTGACATTATACTTTTCTTCATGCTAATGTAACGACTAACTGTGAGATTATCGTCAACGCTGTAATGTGATTGTATCATAGCCATTAATTCATCAAAGGATATATCTTGCTCTTCCCTGTTATCTTGTAGCTCGTTTTGTTTCATTCTTATAAACGTAATGATTGCGTTAGCTTTTTGATCTGCTGCTACAATAGACTTTTTATACTTTTCGCTGTTAGTAGTGTCTATCTTGTAACCCATTTTAATTAGGTCTTTGATAATACTATCTAGTTTTTTTTCGTACTTCTTATGGTCTGGAGGGCATATCCAAAGAAATCTAATCATAGCTTTTATTACCGTGTAGCTATTCTTTAATTCATTTAAGGTTTGTACTTTCTCAAATCGGTCTTTTGCTGTTGTGTCTCCCTCTAATTCACTGTATTCTATAATAATATTAGTCCATATTTCAAGCTCTTTTTCAGGGTCTGCAAAACCTTTATTTAAAGCTAGCAAATGATAATCATTAGTATTTACTATTTCGCAAAATATCTTTAAAGGTAATACTTTGCAACTATCATAATACTTTGAATGCCTTATAAATAGCCTTTTTAAAATCTTCTTGAACTTCATCAATTATAATTTCTTTTATCTTTGATCTGCTGTCTGGTGTGAAGCCAAATATATCTTCTGTGTATTTATCTACTAGCATATCTGTTTTTACGTCTTTACTAGAAACCATAAAGGGAAATTTTTTAGTAGTAAGGTAGAACCCCCTATAAAAATCTCCCTCATCAAATAACCTAATAGAACCCGAAGGTTTGCCAAAAATTTTAACCGATGCATCAGAGTAAGGAGGCATTTTTTTTCCGCTACTCTTTATTCCTTTGCTTAGTTGGTTTTCGGTGTTTAAATCTACTATTTCATCCTCATTCGACAATATCTTTAATTCTACTATCTTCTGAATCTTTATCTTTCGTAGATTTTTTGCTATTTGTTTTATCTTTCCCATACTGATTTTCGTATGCCTCTTTCATTGCTTTCTCCCTATCCTTTGCTGGTAACAACTTAAATGCACTTTCAACCATTTTTTTAAAACGGTCAAAAGATACATTTTTAAGCTTAGGGTTTATTGAATAATCACTAACCCTTACCATCTTAAATAGTTACGGTTGTTTGAACTCCATCAAATCCTACGATAGACAGATCGGCAGGAGGAGCTAAATCCAATGTTCCAGAAACTAAACCAGTTCCAGCTAATGCATATCTACCTTCAATATTAGGATCAGCTGTTACGCTAGAAATAGTTTGAGCCGTTCCAGTTCCATCTAATAGTATGAAGTCAGCTAATACTAAAGACAATACCGGAGTATTATCTAGTGCATTCTTAACATCTACTACTATATCCGTAGCTGTAGGAGTTCCTACAATATTTACGTTAGCATCTGAAAGCCTTACAAGTTGTCTAAGGAATGAACCGTCAATCATTGCACCGTTTACATCTAGTTCTTTGTTGTCATACAAAGATACGTAAACAGGTGTTTTTGATCTTACTGAACCATCATTAAACATTATTTTTTCAGGGTTTAATAAATCTAGTTCAAAGCCTTGAAAGTCTCCATTACTGTTTTGCGTTCCTATTAACTTGTTTTCATTATCAATAAGGAACACTTTTCCCTCAAAACCTTTGTGGCTAAACATAGCCTTATGAAGCTCTAACGACTCACTAAATGAAAATCTAAACCTATATCGTCCATCTCTTACGAGCATGTTTGAAAGGCTTGTTTCTTCGTAGATAGTGTCTTCACTTACTACCTCCATATTCACTGCATTAGGCCATACATAAATACGGTTTTTCTTTTCCGCTAAGATGGCGTCTTGCCATGCGGTCGGGTCGTTAGCTTCTGTTTCAGTTAATGAGAAATTAAAAGGGGTTGTAATCATTCCTTTCAATTGCTGTGGAAACTTAGTGCAAGAACTAACCCCTATGTTTTTTTGTGCATCTAAGCACGATAAAGGACTAATCATATTTTTAACATTTATTGTTATAATAATTTAATTGTAAATCTGTTATTTCGATAGCGTCAAGCTTATCGCTCATCAAATACCGAACATTCCCGTTAGAAGTATCAACTCCATAAAATGGCCTATCAATTCTGATATGTGGAGGATTTTGAATATCTCCATCAATAAAGAAGTAACCACCGTTTGCAATTTCTTCAATCAAAGCATTGTAAATTGGTACTAAAACAGGCTTAAATACCTTGCTATACCTTTCACTTGCTACAATATCAGACTTTGTACCAGTGCAAATAATTAATCTTAGAGATAGTTCTGTATGCCCTTGAGCCTTACTTTCATTGAAAGGCTGTAATAACATTACTAAAGGGTACTTTTTATCTCTTAGATTAATTGTTTTGCTCTTACTTTTAAGCGTGTTATCTATCTCAATTATGTGACCATGCTGATAATATAAGTCCTTACATAAAATATCACTTACATTACTAACTATTTTCTCAAATATTTCTACTATCTCGCTCAAAATTCCATGGTGTTTTGATATTCAAAAGGGTTATCAATAGATTCACCTACTTCAAGAATGAAATTATCAATTAAATCTACCATCTCATTCCATGCAAAAAACATCTTAGTAGTAGGTTTGACTATCTGACCATTTTCAACAGTCGGAACCGCCGTACCAATACCTACAGTATCAATGTAGTTGTCACGGATATAATGATAGTACACGAAGTCAGCTAAGGCGTTTAGAAATTCGCTATTAGTCTTTATCCCTAGTGTATCAGTTTTTAAGTCGTATGCACCTAGTACATGCTTTATGAAATTTGACTGATACTTTTCTATGAAGAAAGATAGTCGCTCCTTTACATCCTCGCTAGATAGCTGACCTATGTAAATTTCATTCTTGAAGTATGTGAAATCTATTAAACTCATTGCTCAAGAAGTTCTTTTTGCTTTTTCTTAGCGCTTGCTACTGCTTTCTTTTCCAATTCTATAGCTTTATCACGTTCATAAGGCTTAACAGATTTCGTAACTCCTGCTTTTTGAAGCTTTGTCGCTATGTCTTTATGCATGTAATGAACTTCGCCTTTCTTGTATCGTGGCGTTTTACCATCTCCTTTTGGAAAGTTTTCGCTTATTTCTACTTCTCTAATTAGATTATATTTCTTTGACATCTTATTTTATTTAAAGTTTTAATTATGCTGCTGTTTCTATTGCAGTTGCAATATTAGCTAACGTATCATAAACAACGCTATTCTCTCTTTGCTCTGCAATGTAAGATAGAACCTGTTGGTAACCTCTGTAAGACGTTCTGTCATATCTGAAATCTGATTCGTTCAATCCTCTTTCAAATACCATTGATCCGTAGTTTCTTACCTTGAATCCTAAGTCTTGTGAAATCATTAATAAGTGAGTTGATGGAACGTCCAAGTTATCAACTTTAACAACCTCAATACCTGCAATAAACAACTGTCCAAACGCATTAGTGTAAAGCATGTCATTATTTAAGTATTTACTATCGTTTGCTTTTAATACATGAAGGCTATAAAAGTTATCATCCGCAATAAATACTTTTGATGGGCTTTCATTGTTATTTGCCATAAATGCAGCAGTAGCCACAATCTGATCAATAAGGTTTGAAGCACCATTTGCAAATGTTCCATCAAATGCAGGTGTAGCAGTAAATGCAACGGCATTAGTCTTCATTCCTAAAGGAGCGTCAGGATTAACAGAAGGGTCATTATTTAATAAACCATCGTTATATTTCTTTAGCATCTCATTCATGAAATCCTCACGAATCCAATTTTCCATAGAAGCCACATCTCTTAATAATTTATCCTCTACAGTTCCAAAAATTGCTACTTTCTTAGCTTCAACCTCTCCTGTTTTAAGTCTAAACGATCTTTTTGGCTTTTCTCCTCCGCTTGTGATCCAATCTGCCGAACCCGGGTCTCCTGCTGTTGCTTCTGTATCTCCTACTTCTTCCTTTTCTAGGTAGTACAATTTAGGTACTGAAATAGAAGTAATAGGTATATGATCTAAGATTAGTCTTTTTTTTATATTTCTTTGATATAAAGTAGGGTCTACCTCTCTACCTGTCAAGACATCAATTTGCACTCCTGTCCCGTCACCGTTAAAAGTCTGGTTGAAACCAAAAGTTTCAGGTGCTTTATTAATTGGCGCTGGCATCTTAATAGAAGGAAATGCTCCGTCATTCTTACCACCTTTCGGGTATCTTTCTTCAACAAACTTAGCAACTGATTCTCTTAGCTGCTTGTAGGTCATCATTTTACTACCCTTGTTAGACTCTTTTGATTGCTGTTGATCTTCTCGCATTGTAGCGATCTGCTCAAACATCTCTTTTAGAGTGCCATTAATACTCTCAATAGATTTATCAATTTCTTTTTCTGTTAACTCATCAAGAGATTCACGCAAAGATTTAATGTCTGTCTCTGCTCCTTCAATTGTAGCCTTATCGGCTTTCTCGGCTAGTTCTGTTTTATAGCCTTCTAATTGTTCGCTAATCTTGTCGATAGCTTCTAATTCTTTACTCATCGTATTAAATTTTAGTTAGTAAATTATTTAATTTATTTAATAGTTGAGTGTCCGCTGACGGCTCATTTTCTTTTGCAGTATCGTTTGATGGCTGCTTATTGTTATTTACTGTTGGTGTGAAGGTGTTAGAACCTATTGGTACGGCTGAACCTTCAATTGCTTTAGCTTCTTGTACTACCCAAAAATAACCCAATTCCTCGGCTTTTTCTGGATTAATTGCTAAGTCTATATACTTATTATACGTTTCAAATTCCTTTTGATAAGATTCATCATTAACTGCTAATTCAAGCTTAATGTATTGCATCCCTACGCTATGATTCTTTACAAATCCTTTTGCGTATTGATCGAACATTCTTTGATTACGCCCTCTTTTTACAGTAGATTCAAATAGTAACGCCTCCGTTTTGCCTTCAAAGTCATACCCTAACTCCCTCCACTCAAATTCTTTAACACTTGCCTTTAGGTCTTGTCCGTCTGAAATAATATTATCAAAGTCCATTTTATGCTCCGCTAAATGAAGCATATTACGATTTTCTTTGACTGTCTTATTCCATATTCCTTTAACGTGGAGGTCTTGATGTGAATCTATTACGTTTGTGGTATTTATTAAAGCTTCGATTTTAATTTCGCTCAATTCTTGATAGTTCTCAATCATTTCATTAGCTTTAATAGCGTTATCTTTGCTGTATATATTTACAATATGACTAATCCCATCCGCTTTTTTTATTTCAGCTTTCTTTGCAGCTAATAGCGTGCTTTTATTCTCAATAATAAAATCTATTCGCTCTTTAGTGCTTTTAAAATCTTTATTTAGTAACATCTTTTATAACAATTTTATTACCCTTAATTTCTTTATTTCTTTGCTTAATTATCTGCTTAATATCTTTGTCTTTCATAAGTCTACTAATTGTTGAGCATCATCTAACGAATACCCTAAGTTAACTAATTTTTGCATAGCATCAACTTTACTGTTCATTGTCGAGGCCCTGTCTCCTTCAAATACTTGCATGAATGGAAGGTAAGACCAATCGAAACACACTTTTAATCCCTCCTCTTTTAAACGGAAATACTTATCGAATTGGTTTGCTAGTTCATCGCCTTTCGGGCTAAGAGTATAAGAAACATGGCTGCCTCTTGCCTTTTCTTGATTCTCATAGGTAGCACTTTGATACGCTTCTAATACGTCTCTAGGTATATTGTACATATTACCAATTAAAAAGAAGTCCTGTAAATATGATTCTTCTAGTCTTAATTTAGAATAGTCTTCAACAAATCTCTGAATCTTAGCCATGGCTGACATAGGATATACTTGTTTGCCATCGCTATTCATTTTATCTTGTACACTTTCCTTTTCTTCTTTTGTTAGGGGTAGCTTATCCGCTCCACCATCGCTAGAAACCATAAATTTAGCTGTATACCGTACATTGATATTTTTACTATCTAATGAATGTTCGGAATTACTTATAATCTTATACAATGCATCTATACGGCTAGCCCCTTTGTAGTAATTCCCTACTCCGTTAGTAAGATCATTACTGATTAATATTTTTGATAAAGGCATGGTAATACTAGTGCCATCATCGTAATAATATTTTATAGGAGTTTCTAGTATAGCTTTAGTCTTTGCGTTACTCATTATTAATTTATCCCTATCTTGATCTAAATGTTCTGGGAAATCAATTTTATAAGGCGTTAGAAAGTACCCTGTATTGTTAGGCATTTTTAAATTTCTACTATCAATGTATAGATAAGAATTACCTAGCATCGTCCAGAACATGTAATCCCAAAGAAACTGCTTTTTAGTCTGAACTGGGTTAGGGTTTTCAATCCAATCTAGAAA